TCAAAATGCATTTATCCCGTACAGTCAATATGCCGATTGGTTGAAATCTTTGGAGACCAATTCGGATTTTCGCTCGGCCCATCCTTGAAACTTCACCCCCAATGGGTGGGCGACCTTGTGAAAAATTGTGAAGAGGGTGAGTTGCATGAATATGCGGCTCGGCTCGGGACATACCTTACACCTTTAGGTAAAGTCGTATCTATTCCGGGCAACCCAAAACCAAAACAACCTGACAGTGATATTGTGAAATTGTTTGAAATGCGTGGGATTAAACCACCGGAATTGTTCATTAGATGTGCCACCCCAGACTCGGCTGCGTACAAATCAATCTTGCGCTACCGGGGTGGGGCTCCGGTGGGAATTGACATGAAACGTTGGGCAAAGTGTTGGCGAATGATGTATCATTTCTACGCCCCTTACTGCTCCAACAGCAAAATTTTGACAAACCAAGAAGTTTTTGACCAGGTTGACATGACAGGTTCACCTGGCTGGCCTTGGTGTATGAAATATGCAAGCAAGGAGGAATTTTACAAGGACGAGTGCAACCTCAAATACTGTGACGCCGTTTGGGAAGAAGGCCCTTGGAATGGCTGGACAACCTTTACTCAAGTCATGGTGAAATCTGAAATGAGGGAAAAGTCGAAAGTGGAAGACAATCGGCTTCGCACTATCCTACCTGTTTGCGCGGTTCATACACTAGTTGGACAAAAACTATTCCGAGACCAGCAGCAGAGGGCTTGCAGAGCAAATTTGGACATTGACACAGCTATGGGTGCTTCGATCTTTGGAGGTGGCACACATTTGATGGCTTTGAAAATCGCACGTCATTTGTTTGGCTGTTCTTTGGACATCAAGGCCTGTGATTCGAGCTTGTTTGAGTTCTTTTTGATGGCTTTGGCCGATTTCAAGTTCTCACTTTTGGCTGCTGAGCATCAAACTCCACATAATCACCGCCGAATTCGGTGGTATTACGAAAACGTTTGCAAAACTCCCCTGGTGATGCCCGATGGTTATGTCTTTGAAAAAGGACCGTTCGGTGCTGGTGGCAACTTGACAGGCCACGTTTGCACTGGAGATGACAATGAAAAATGGGCAACATTCCTTGAATTTTGGGTGTGGTTAGAAGATCCCGAAGCGACACTAGATGATTTTCTCAAATATGTGTCTCGACTGGGTCATGCCGACGATCGAATTTTTACTGTGGATGATCCCAAATTTAGATTCAACCCATCTGACTACGCTTGGATTGTCAAGCGTGATTTTGGTGTTGTAATGGAGTCGCCCAATTGGGGAATGGTGCCTTGGAACCAGGTCACATTTCTCTCCTTTAATTTTGAGTGGGACGACGAATACAAAATGTTTTTTCATGCACCTGACACTACGAAGATCTTATGTTCGCTTCAATGGTCGAAGGGCC